AATGGCTTGGTCAAATCAATATCAGGACCGATACCAGCAACCACACTGGCAGCTTCTCTGGCTGCAAACATATAAAGCTGCTCGATCTTCTTCACATAAAGCCCTTCTAGTTTCTTGAAGTGCCGCTGGTCGTAATTTATTTCTGCTGGCATCGATCCTGACTTTCACTTATTCATTGGTCCCTGCTGTCTCAAATACAGCGGAATCATTGGCCCTCTTTTCTTCATCTTGCAGTTGCTGGTATTCCTGCTCTATGTTTGTCACCAGCCCCAGCTTTTCAATGCCGGTCTTTTGCGACATGACAGGCTTCTGGGTCGCCTTTGTGATCTTGTCAATCTGGGCCGACTCATCGTTCTGGACGAAGGGCGTAATGATGTGCTCCACCTCTAAGTCCATTATTGTGTTTTTCCAGCTGCTATTGATCTCTCCCAGAAATGCCTTGATGACATTGCACTCCCGGTCAAAGAATTCAATCAGGTCGCCACTTTCGTCACCAACCTTCAAATGTGCATCAGTGAGCAGGGTCTTCCTTGCTCCCTCAGTAATTGCACTGATCGATTTTACATTGTCGAATGACAGGTTGGGCAACTGCAGTTCTTCCTCCATACTCTGCTTGAGGGTGTCAGTGTAATACTTCATGGCCTCAATCTGCTGGCTCCATGTAACGTAACTAATGTCCCCGTCGCCGTCTAGTTGGTAAACCTCCCTTGCGACTTCATTCGCTGGTTGTCCTCCAATGAGCTTGCCTTTCACTTTCAGGATAGGAGCAGAGTTACGCTTCAGGATGTCGCTTTCTCTTGATAGAGACAGCTCCATTTGGTGAACGTTACCTGTTATATCCTCCCAGATCGGAATTGGCCTCCAGAGATATAATGCAGGTATCTTACCCAGACTTATGCTGGAGTCCTCTCCGCTTTGATCCTCCCACTTTCCAGTTCCTTCCTGACGGTAAACCTTCTCCTGCTCACTGGTGTAAACATGGAAGTAGGTCATTTCTTTCGTGCCTTCAGTTACCATGTACTCATAGGCCAGTCCTACCAGGTCCTTGTACTTGTCAAAGACCGGATAAATATTTGCGGTGGATAGCATTGAGAACTTGGCGTCCATAGGAGAAAAGGTGTTGCACTTCAGCTTCCAGTTGGAGTCAAAACCATAGTGTTTGTTCTTGCCTTGCACCGGATACCAGATAGTCATTATCTCACATGCAGCAAAGTATGCCTTCATGCGCTTGCGGTTCACTGTGTCTATTCGGGTTTTCATGTAAACTGCCTCTATTGCATCAGCCTGAGCCTTCTTAACCGGGTCTTCATCGGTTGTGTAGAGTCGTTTCACCGGGATCGCAAAAGCCATCTGGGTCATCCGCTTTGATGACAGCTTCTGCATGCCGTATGTCACCCTGGCAATCTTTTCTACAGTGCCGTCCGGGTGCGTTTTATCTTTACGGCTTGTCTTATCGGTTATGATCTCGTGTTGCTTAGGGTCATACTCTTTTGCCAGAGTGTCCCATGCCGGGACCAGGATCGTCTTGCTCTCTTTAATAGCAGCAATGATGTCCTCTATTTCACCTTTAAACTCTATTGTGTCCATGTCGTTATCTGAATATGTTTAGTAATTCTTTCTCATCAACTTCTTTGGCTGCATTCAGCAGATAGTCGGCTGCATAGTAAATAAGGTCCACGTACTCATCATGGGCCTTTGTGGGGAAGCCGGTTATCTCTCCGACAAACTCATCATTCCAGTTGTCTGCGACCAGATAGATACGTCCGCACTCAAATAGAGGACTGATACTGTTCAGTCGGGTTTCCTTGGAGTCTCTGGGGGTGGGGGTGGAGCAAACGTTCAGTTCAGTATCTCTTGCCAGCTGGTCAACCACGCTGATCCCATTGGCCTTTGGTTCAATACGGATCGAGCTGTTGCTATTGTATCCATGAGCCTGGACATATCCCGGAATGAACTTAATGAGGTCCGGGAAGCGTAGGCTCACCTTCTTGGCTGCTACAATGTAAAGTGCGTTTTCAATCCTACAGGCTCCTATTATCCCTGAGGGGTCATTCTCGGCACTGTCAGTGTAAGCGGTGTCAATAAAGAATATCACTGGTGGGTTAGCATCCTTTACCATACGCCTGAAGTCAGAATAGGAAACATATTTAAACCACTCGTTCTTTATGATGTTACCACCTTCTGTTACCGGGTTCTGATCGAACTGGCCTGAGTAGGCCCGGCTTCCCAAATCGGTCTTGGCTTCAGCAAGGACCTTCCTGCTTAGTCGCTTTGGATCTAACATCCCATCCACGTAATTGCTCCGCAATGACTCTGGTTTGATGCTTCCGGTAGCTTCAGCTGGTAGGCAGAGATGCCTTACTGTATCCTGTTTTTGAGCCAGCAAATAGCCTGTCACATCCTGCTCATTGAGCCGTTGCATGATAGTGATCATGGGAGTGTTTTCCTTATCGACCTTACGGCTGGAAAGGGTTTTCACATGTTCAATGGCCTGAAGCCTCAGTAACTCTGAGTTGGCTTGTTTCGGGTTCTGGGGATCATCGTTCAGAATGATATGGGCATGGAAACCGGTAATGGTGGAGCCAGTTGACGTTGCATAACGGAATCCTGTGAGCGTGTTCTCATAGTTCTGCTTGCCACTTTTATCCCTTCTGATCTCCACCTCCGGGAATAAGGCTCTATACTTGTCTGATAGAATGATATCCTTTGACTTGGTGGCGTGTTCTATTGAGAGGGAGTTGGAATATGAGTTGGTGATGACTTTGATTGTCGGGTCGATTGTCCAGAGCCAGGGGTGGAACATGATTGTGACAATGGTTGACTTTGTGGTCCCCGGTGGGATGTTTATAATGAGATCGTAAGGCTTAGGAAGACGTTTGATAATATACTCCGACAGCTTCTGCATCTCATCGCACAGGTACTCTATGTGCCAGTTTTCGGAGAACGGTTCTTTAATGATGACCTCCCAGAACTGTAGAACAAAACTGTAAAAGCGGTCCTTGCAATCTTGTGCAAGTACCATCCTTCCCATCTGGATATATTTTTCATCCTTGGTCATTAAAACTTTTCTCACCTATCTTCCGCAAAACGTCCCTTTCAGTCGGGGTTAGCTTTGTTAGGTCCATTGCCGGCAGACTGATCAAGTCACCTCCGTCCTTACCTGTGATCTCTCTGCGATCCTTCCATAAGTCCGGCCTACGGTTTTTCAACCAGAAAATCATTGAGGTAGGATCGGCAGCAAGGTGCTTGGTTGTCTTCCGGGTTTTTACTAGCGGAGCGTCACCTGAAACATCCGTCTCGGTTGTTACCTCCATGTATTCATATCCGTTTGACCGGCGGTACAGGTTTGCGGCCACATTACTGTCAGCGATAGCCTTGCCCTTTTTTATGGTGTCCATAAACGTAGGATACATATGCCTCCAGTTGTTCAGGGTGGACCTTCTAATGCCCAGAATGTCAGAGATTTCGGTGTCAATTGCGCCCAACAGACAGAGCTTGTAAACAAGTTGATCCGTTTCTGGCCCCTTGTACAAGCTCTTTCTGCCTCCTTTATTCTTCGCTGGCTTGTTATCCATTAAACAAGTCGGTTTGTGTCACGAAAGTATTTTTGATCATATTGGCAAACATCCAATTTCGGCACGTGTTGAACAATTTATTGTGGGCCTGTGGATGGTTGGGATCAATTGAGGTGTTGTAAATAGGAATGCCTTCTGCGTTTTCAATCAGGCAGTTCACCCTTTCATTGTCAATGATTATTCTGGAGCCAGTCTTCTCCCTGAAGGCAATATGGACATTGTTCTTCCAAATCCAGTCTTCATGCACTGCACAGAAATAATAATACTGATACCCTTCCTTCAGGTTGATATCATAATACTCTCTCTTGTAACCTTTGATCCGGGGATCATTGGTTCCCAGAAACGCCTTCATGCAATGTTCAGACAGATTTACTCCAGTGATATAGCGGAGCCATTCAATCCTGTAGGTCTTCTTTAATTCAAGTCTTTTAATGGTTATCATTTCGTACGGTTTATATGGATAAGATAATCATTATCAGGTTAGTATGCAAATATCGACAAGCATATTTACATCAATCTGAGCAATTCTTTTACTTCGTTTTGCCTTCCGTACCTCTGGTTGTTTGGTAGGTCCAGATCAAACTCAAAGTCGATGGACTTAATCATGTCCTCCCGGCTGATGTCGCTGATCTTTGTTGCACCTACTCCGTAATACCCTGAGCTGTTATACCTGTTGAATGGGAGCAGGTTGTTCTTGGCGATAATAGCATCGACCTGGGCTTCATACAGGAATTTCTGAAAGTACCACTGGCCCTCCCGGAGTATAGCTGACAGCCCATTGGTATCCGGGAAATGGATGTACCTCTCGATTGTCGCTGCCTTCTTGTAGTTGTACCGGCCTTCAATATCCTCTCGACGCCGGCCTGAAAAGAATATTTTTCCTCCGGGCTTGCAGAATGTATTTAGGCAACCCATAACTGCGTCTTCAGCCTCCTGACTGTTTACACTGTTTATGACTGCATCACATATCACCACATCAAACAGGCCATGCCGTTTAATGCTCTGGATGAACCTGTCGATCATAAGCTGGCCCCGTTCAATGCTTATGCCGACACGATTATGATTGAAGAACTCCAGCCCGACTGTATTCCGGTAGCCTAGTACTTTGTTCATCTTCCCTATGAAGGCTCCCTTACCACAGCCAAAGTCCAGTACATGAATATCCTTCCCCAGCTTGGCTATTGCCGGCAGAACCGTCCGGTATAAAGGCGACCAATCAACACCGCCGGCACGGTTTGGCTGAGCCAGCCCCTGTACGTAATCCTGGCGTTCGACTTTCTCATAATTGAAGACGCCATACTGCCGGGAGAAATAATACCTGAATTTGCCCAACTCGTCTTTGTTGATGAAGGATACATGAACATCGCTATTAAGCGTCTTGCAGGCATAAATGTAATTGTTCCCGAACACCACCTCCCCTTCACAGATAATTGCACAAAGCGGATCGCCGTATTTGATAATCAGACGGCATATTTCGTTTGCCACAATCACATTATAGTCCGGGCAATCAAAGCTCTTTATCGGTAAGGTATAGAAACCACGTTCCCGGCTCTCGCTGCACGTACCGCTGACTTTTGGTTCGTATTCAATCCCGTTGTGTATCTGGTTGAACAGGATTTCATCATGCAGGTCCACTCCCCGGATATAAAAGGCCGGGACCTCTGTCAACTTGATCGCTTTGGCGGCGGTGGTCCTCTGGTGGCCAGCTACAATGGTCAGGTTGTCCCGGTTGACAATGATCGGTAGGATGAACCCCAGCGTTGTGATGCTTCCAACAAGGTCAATCAGGCCCTGCTCAGACAGCTTACGGGGGTTGTATGCTGCCGGTTTGATCTTGGCTATCTGGACGGTTTCAAAGTTCATACTGTTTCTTTATTGCGGTTACAAAGCCATAAGATGTACCAGTGTTCTCAGTGTGCCTGTCGAACTTTTCCTTCAGTTGGTCATAGTCGTCTCTGGTCATACCGACAGAAATATCTCCAAATCTCAGGACATCGACCTCTCTGGGTTTCCCTCCCGGTTTTCCGGGCGGCAGAACCATGCTTGGGTCCAGCTGTTTCATCTCGTCATTGATAACGTCATACAGCAGTAACTCCTCCCGGCTATACTGCTCATTCAGCAACTCCATGTCAAAGGTCCCATAGGCAAGGTTGTCCTTTATGATCAGCTCCTTCTCCCTATCTTCTGGCAGCTCACTGATCAGTACCGGGATAAGCGGGTTTTTTCGCCACTCATTCCAGTATTCAATAAGCTCATCCTGCTGCTTCGGGGTCAGGGTCAGAAACTTAAGGTTGTCGGCCAGCTCTGTTCTGATATCTTCCCTGGTCAGAGTCAGAATATCAATATAGCAGTCACGCCGCTGGTTCCCGGACAATACCACGTTTGCTTTGGTGACTATCAGGGGCCTTATCTGGATCATTTTTGTGAACGTGAGCAGACTCTGGGTCAGTAGTCTCTTTGCTCTCAGGTCGATTACTCCCGGATTGATCGGGCTGGGGATTAAGGTTTTGACGTCTATTTGCATAATAAGACCTCCCTTACAAAGAACTCATCTGACCCGTTTCGCTCAACTGATGCGTTATACTGCTCCATGAGAAAAGTTAGTTCAGGTTCAGATAGAATTGATACCACATAACCACACTTCAGTTTGTTCAGCCCGATGGGATTGTTCTCAATATCCTTGTCATTGATCCTGTTGTTAAAGTCAAACAGGTTCTGGTCCACGTTCCCGGTGTAGCTCTCTATTTCGTCAATGTCAAAGTGCTGCTTTAAGATATCGGTGTTGTCATACCCAGATCGCACATTGTCCCTTATAATAAACTCTTTCTGCTCGGCCTCAGTCAGATCATCTGCAATTGTGACCTCTATGACTGGCTTGCTTAGCCATTTCTCCCAGTAGCCTTGAATCTCGAATTGCTTGTCCGGGTGCATATCGGTGTACCTGTCCAGAACTAATAGCCGGTCCAGCACCTCATTAAAGTCCATTTCTGAAATAGCCTTCAAAGCAAGGAACCGCTGGTTGCCTCCTAGTATGACCTTTTCCTTTGATATGACAATGTTTCTGTAGGCCAGCATGTCACTGAATATCAGGAGACTGTCAATGAGCTTATCCAGCATGTATTCTGTGATAGCTCTGGGGTTATCCTTATTGACTTGTAGCTGAGATATCTTAACTATTTTCTTCATGGTCTGGTTAGTGCATGACAAAAAGGGAAATGCCTTATCTGCAAGTAGTGCCCTCTTTTAATTGATTTAATTGGATAAAAGTACGCTTATTATAGCTCAATAAGCAATAGTTTGATTATATTTTTATCTTCATGGGTAGGTTGGCCTCATTCCACATCAGTAGAATTGCGTCACGTTCTTCGCTGTTTGTCCGGGAAGGCAGCCCAGGAACAAAGTATGCCAGCTCCTTATGGGTGATCTTACCATCTGCTCCTTTCCAGCACTTCTTCAATGGTCGCTGTTCGGCAACATCAATACCCAGAGCCTTGCAATACTGTACTATCATTAGACCTACCTGATGGTTCCTGCCTACATTGTAACCGGTCTTGGCTATTGCTCCAGCTCCCCGGACTTGTCCGTTACCAATATGCCAGTTATGGGAGATGAGCCAGCTGGCTTCTACAACTACCCGGAGTGTCATTCGGTCTGCGGTTGTTTGATCTTTGGCTTTTCGTAATGCCTTAACAAGTTCCGGAAACGTAAGGGTATCGAATGTTAACCTCATTTCTTTGAGGTGCAGCTGTGCAAAGCCGCTTTTTTCCACGTCCGGGTCAATTCCAATGATGATGTCAGGCTTGATCATTGCTGGTCCTTTTTAATTTACAATAAAAATATGCAATTGTGCTTAATAAGCAATTCTTTTGATGGATTATTTTCTCTTCTCACGCCTGGATATGCCCAAAATCCATATTGAGTTGCTTTCTTACCTCAGGAAAGATGGAGGGATAAATTTTATATCTTTAAAAAAGACCTCCTTTTCCATTTCCGGAAAATTATTTATCTTGTAATGAATTTTGAGAAGTGAGAGTCTGTCATTAGCAATCTTTCTAGTCTGTAGTACATGATTAACTTAACTGCTATTGTGACTGACGGGGCATCGCTTTACCAGCTTATCATTAATTGATAGAAAATTTCCAGTATGATTAA